ATTAGCAGCCGCTGAACCAGCTAATCCTGCTTGTTGCAAGTTACCTGCATTGAACTGCGCCATTTGATTAGCCGCTGCTTGGTTTGCCAAATTAGTAGCCTGTTGGTTCATTGTATTCATCTGACCAACACTAAAATCCATACCCTGATTAGCAATACCTGCTTGCAATCCAGTAGCTTGATTAGCTTGTGCCGCAGTTAATCCAGTGGATTGGTTTGCCAACCTAGCTTGTTGCTCAAGTTGAGCATTTGATAAGCCATACTGAACATCAACACCTTGGTTAGCCAAAGCCGCACGTAGGTTTGCATCTTGATTAGCCAAGCCAAACTGACCTGCCAACTGCAAAGCTTGTTGAGTAGCAGCGGCATCTTGAGCTTGGTTAAGCTGTTGAGCTTGCATTGTGCGACCAATGTCAGCCTCAGAAGCTTGTTGTGCAGCTTGGTAAGCAGCGGCATTCTGTTGAGCAACCAATCGAGCCGCATTTTCTCCAAATGCACGATTAGTTTCTGCTTCAGCAACACCTTGGCGGGATCCACCAAAAGCACCAGCGGCAGTAGCTTGGGCAGAGGTTTGTTGTTGTTGCAACTGGCGTGAACGCTCTAAGTCCCTCAAACTTTGCTCAGTAACAGCTTGTGTATATGGGTTCATATACTGCTGAATATTCTGATTTAAGAATGATGCGGCTTGAATATCACGGACATTTCCACGAGCTTGAGGAGCAATCTGTCCTAAAGCTTCAGAAGTAACTTGTGCGCCTGTTACACCAGTAGCAGATACATCTCTAGCACCACTACGGGCGGCTTGGGCAGCGGCAATACGCTCTGCGGCAATTCGTTCAGCAGTTACATCTCTGACCGCATCACGGCCTAATTGAGCCGCTTGAGCTTGTGCAGCCTGACCCGCAGTAGCACCAGCAAAACGATCAGCCGTGTAACCTTGTCCAGCAGCAGTAGCAGATGGGCCTGCGGTAGCACCAGTAAAACGCTCTACAGGAGCCGCAGTCTGACCACCAAATCCTTGTGCCGTATATCCAGTAGCTTGTGCCAACCTAGCCGCTTCAGCTTGTGCGCCACCATAAGTGGTTGCATCGTATCCAGTTGCTTGAGATAAGGTAGCGGGAGCCGCTTGAGCGCCACCAAATTGAGATGCTCCATAACCAGTGCCTGTAGCTACATTAGTTGGTCCTGTTTGTGCGCCACCAAACTGTGAAGCCGCATAACCTTGAGCTGCAGCATTCTGAGATGCACCCGCAGATGTACCAGCACCAGTTTGTGCTGTATAACCTTGTGAACCCGCTAAAGAAGCAGGACCAGCACCAGAATACTGACCAGTAGTAGCGTTATAACCAGTTTGAGCAGCTAAAGCAGAAGGAGCAACAGTTGCACCGCCATAAGCGTTATAACCAACATTCTGAGGTCTGTAATTAGCGGCTTGACCAGCAACATCAAAAGCCGCACGCATACCAGTAAATACTTCGCTATTAGGGTCAGCAAAGTTACGGGCAATCTGTGCGCCAGTTAATTGGTCTTGGTTATAACCTGCAAACTGCCTTGGAGCTAAACCCGCAGCAACGCCTTGTGCGCTCTGTAGATTTTGTAGATACGCTTCTTTAAATTGAGGGTCAAGTTTTGACTCTGAACTTTGTTGGGAACTGGATAAACTCATTTTATATCTCCATACTCAGGAAAACTCTTGTTTCAAATTGATATATCTTGCTCATAACTTTTTCCCATCCTTTACGACCCGTCATTGTCATTAAAGTACAGCCTTCCATTTTTCCGTGTTTTTCAATAAATGGAAGTATCCTGATAACCTCATCCATGTCGCCTGCCGCTAGGAAAACATGAATAGACTTTTTTTGGGGATAGGTAATTATTTCGGTAACGATGGCGGTATTAATACCAGGCCATAATTGCATTTCATCTTTATTGAGAGCCATTGCGACATCCTCAAGACTATGCGTTCCGTTGCCATATTCTAGCGCATTTAATAATAATTGCTCACTTTCCAGAAAGTAAGGAACCCACCATTTTAGTTCCCCATTTTCTGTAAATTTACTGCAATCAATCATCTCAAACTGCCAGGTTTCCCATCAAATCTGATAACACCAACTCGCCAATCAGTTAACTTTACGCCTTCAATCTTTGCAGCCACTTGTCTTCCGCTTATGCGTACTGAAGTAGGGTTTGCCATTGAATATGGCCCATGAGTGTATTTAGTTGAATTAGGATAGAACTTGGTGCTAAACCGAATTTGTACGTCACCAGCGGTCTTTTCATCAGGAACTAATCCTGTCAAACTCATGGTTCTATCGCCAACACCCAACTCTACTGGTCCAGACTCAGCAAACAATGTCTGAGAATCATAGTTAAAGCCTATTTCATGCTCATAGACATATCCATCTGTGGAAACCATAATTGGGTTTGAGAAGATGCCACGATCTGTACCGCAAGTACGGGCTAATGTACCGATAGCCCAATGGTTCTCACGATAGTTGTAAGAAACGTAAGAATCTACTTCGTTAGAGGCGGCACTAGGGTAAAACCACCAGATTTCACCATAGGATGAGTTATGGACACAGTAAACCTTAGATGTCTGAGTAACATTCATGTTACTAAACACATAATCTGACACATCAGAATTTAATGGCTTAACAAAACCATCGTATATCCAGAATCCCGATCCAGACATCCAGATACAAGCATTGTCAGTAGCCGCTACTGCTTGCTTAGAGATAACACCACAACCAGTACCGACACGCTCAAAGCTATAAATGAACGGAGGACCAATGTATGTGGCAGTATGTACGTCCACATCAGTAAACAAAATAGTAGCGCCTCGGATGCGTTTAGCGCATTGCAAAGAGCCAATTGTTGTTAGTTCAAAGTCACCAGCTTGGTTAGTCGCAGCAGGAGTCCAAACAGTATTGTTTTCTTGGTCACACCATTGGACTTTACGTGGATTGCCACCTGCACCCAAAGCAAATAAGAATCGTTCTTGAGTAACAATCAAACCAGTACAGCCAGTTGGTGCGTTAGTAAGTGCAACTGCATCATTAGCAACATTTAACTGCCATTCAAGCAACTTACCATCCTTTGATGAGCAAGCAACCAAATACTCACCCCAAGTATCTAAACTCCAAGTAGTTGCAGGAGTATATTGACCTAAATCTGGTCTAGCAACACCATAGGCTGAACTTCCATAAGTTCCATAACCATAGCCAATCTTCAACACGGCATCTGGATCACCAACTGTAAATGTTGCTGGTGTGATGTCTGTCAAAGTACCTGCCTCATTCATTGAATAAAGCTTGGAATGTGTACCAATTCCGATACGTCTGTTATTGGAGTTATCTCGCCAGTTAATCAGCCCACGGGCCATACCCGTTAGTTGAGAGGTAGCACGTTTCCTCCATCCACCAACAGGGCGAATAGTGCCTTCGTACCAACGTACCAAATTTGACCCATTCCAACGTCCCTTGGATTGGTAATCTGTACCATTTTTGTAAACACCTGGTGGGATTTGTAGTGGAATGTATGCCATATCTGTATTCTATTGCCTAGGTAGGTTAGACACAAAGCTCATTGTAGCAATTGCAGATGGAATTGATGGCCTAGTTGGTGTTGAACTGGCAACGTAATGTTCAATGTATGCCCCAACATCACTTGTTCTCCAAACAATTTGGACATAATCATTTGCATTTAAATCAACAAAGAAATTCAAAGCACAAATAACATGAAATGGATCTCCTGCACCTTTTCTTGGAGCTAGACCATATCTACTGTTAGATTTATCTATATTTGTACCATTTTTTCTAAACCAAATGTCTACATCTTGAGAAGCATTAGTTGTGTTTACTAATTGAATTGAAAACTGAATGTTATAAATTCCTGAGTCTGTAACATTAAGTCTTGAACTGTTTGATAAAGTGACTCCATTAGCAAAGTCAGTTGTGTCAAAAGTTATAGGATAAGCAGTAGTTGTATTAGCAGCAACTTGATCTGTGCCATCTTGAAAAGCCCCATAAGGATTATTCAAGTATTTACCACCTCTTGGGCCAAAAACAGACTGTATTGAATTAAGTAACTTTGTAAAAAACAACCTCAAGATGCCATTGTTTTGATTTTGGACACTTTGAGAATAGACAATTCCTGATGTACCTAAAGAGGGTATAGCAGGAATATCTAGTTGTTGTTTTACATTAGCCATTACTTTTTAAGCCATGTCTGCCAAATAGCACCAGCGGCAATAATCAACCCACCAATCCATAAAACAGGTTGGGCAATAGATGCTATCCAGTTAAGAACCTTTACAGCGCCCTTGGCAGCGTCAATAGCTTCTACAAGACCACTTGTGTTCTTATCAATCGTATCTACTTTGGCTTCAACAGTTAGTAGACGCTCATAGATTTGCTCATGGCTTACTTCGCTCATGGTGCATCAGGCCAAGTAATAGTCCAAGGGAATCCTGACTGAGTTGGAACATCACGCAATGCTTGGCGATAAACTTCCCATGCACCAGGTATGTTGGAGTTTGTCTCCAAGTTCTTAATAACAACCCAATCACACTCTTTAAGCTTGTCATCACGGGTAGTACGAACAGACTTAGCTTGTTCTGTATCTTTAGTAGCCTTGTAAGCCACTTCATGCTCTGCGGCAGTAGTAGTTACACCCTCAACTGTGGTATCTGTAAAGACAGGGCCAAGGATATGCTTTGTGTACCACTTGCCATCAATCTGCTCAACACCATCACGTTGGCTGTATTGGTAAACAGTACCGCCTGTAGCTTGTGGGCCTTCAAAAACTACATCAGCACCCAAAGCCGTTAAGACTTCGGTTGTTGTTGTTTCCCATGATGGGCCACCATTGTTTTTTGTGTATGCACGAAACTCTGCTTCGTACATAACTGCGCCTGTTGATTGAATTCTTACTTGCATGATGATTCCTTACGCTATAGCCAAAAAGATGTATGTGCCAGCACTGACGTTGATATCAGCCAAGATGGTTGAGTTCAACGCAAAGCCTGTTGAAACTGTTGTAACAGAGCCAAGGGTACTAGAATCAGACGCTGTGCTGTTTAAAAGCATATAAGGGTCTGTCAATACTGTCATGCCACGGGCTGTGTCGTAAACATACCAGCCACCCGTTGAGTCTGTGCGCTTGATAAGAACAAACCTAGCACCACCAGTAAATCCACAGTTAATGGTCTGGGTTGTGCCGTTGCCTGTGTAGCTTCCTACTTTGGAAACACCAACGCAAGTTGCAAACAGGTAGGCTACATAAAGTTTACCAGTTTGATTAACTAAATTTGATCCACTTCCAATTGAAAATACACTTGATGTTGGTGCAACAGCAATTGTTCCATTGCCCCAATATAGTTGTGGATTTGTACTGAATTCTGCACCTGTTGTATTTAAAAATATGCGGTAACTTTCACCTCTTGGAGCGTTATATACAATCCAACTTACAGCGGCATCTCTTATTTTTACAATCATTAACTCAGGCGCAACACCTAAATTATGACTTAATGTTGTAGCACTCCCCGTCCCTGTATAACAGACCTCATCAAAAAACGATGGTGCTCGTTTAAAATTCCAATATATGAATGGGCCTGCCGCAACAAGAGGTGCATTATAATTGTCAACAATTGTTGTGTTGCTTTGTAAGCCAATACCATAGCTAGAAAAAGAACTTTCTGCGGCAGTAGAACTTGCTGTAAGTAATACTGATGATGTAGTTGAACTGCCTCGCAATCGGTCAAAGAAAGATGTTCCTACACCACCATCACGAGTAAAACTCATTGATAAATCAACAGGGAAACCTGTAGTTACAACTGAGTTAGTAGACGCTGTTTGGGCAACAGGCTTAAAAACAGTAGTCGCATCAGTAGGCACGGCCATTGGCCCACGTCGAATTGCTATGTAGATGATGGTTTTATTTTTACCAAATTGACCAGAGCCAGAAATGTAATCAATGCTGAAACCCGTAGCAGATGGGAAAATATCTGGACTTCCAAAATTAGCTTCTGAACTTGTGCTATTTGGGAAAAGTTCGTAACTATTGGTAAGTGACATTCCTCGCATACTGTCAAATATTGTCCAATCATTACCTGAATCACTTACCCTTTTTGTCAAAATCCATTGTGGCTCATATCCAAGATTAACCGTAGCATTACCAGTTGTTGCATCGGTTGTAAACGACCCACATGAAATCACATTGTCTGTACCAGTTAGGCCAAAGCCTCCTGCGTCATGGGCGAATAGGTAGGCTACGTATGTTCCACCAGATGCGTTAACGCTCGCATCAGTGCCTACGCTAAAGACTGTGGATGTAGGGGTTGTGCTGTTCCACCATGTTGCATCTGTAGCAGCGGAGGCTGTGCTGTTTAAAACAAGGTATTGTGTGTTTGCAAGACTGCGGTGGTAAACAGCCCAATCTTGTGATGCATCTGTACGCTTGACAATAATACTGCCAGGCACAGAACCAAGATTGTGGGAAATTGTGCGGTTTACACCCGTTCCTGTCCATGTCGCAATATCAAAAAACTTTGGTTGTTTTCTAAATGACCATGAAACCCAAGGGTCACTGGCATTATTAAAACTATCTCCACCTAATGAATAACCATTAGTATTAAATGATGATATTGAAGCCGAACCTAGGTTGTCCTGTGCAGCGGTACTATTTGAAACAAGAGTAATAGTTACACCACGAGCAGAATCGTGTAATCTATTTCTATTTGTTCCTGCGGTAGTAGATGTTCTGTTTTTAGACCAAACTAAACCACCTTTAGTAGACAAGTCAATGCCATTGGTAATGGTCTGTGTAGTGCCATTACCTGTGTAAAGGTATGTGCTGAATACTTCTTCAATGTAGTTAGGAACAGCAGCCGCACCTCCGCCAAATGCATCATAAGAAGCTGCACCGCTAGTTGCTTGTAATGGCATGGTTTAAGCCTTAAATTGTGTGTTGCTTGCCAAGACTGTGAAAGTCGCACTACCTGTCTTGATAATCAAATAACGATAGCTATCAATGCCACTAGCATTACCCGCTGCAGGTGCGCCACCCAACCAACGTGTTGTCACTCCAGAGGTTGTACCATCTACTTGAACAGCAGAGTTGTAATAGGCAGTAGATCCTTGAGTGACCAAGAAAGCCACAGTCATTGATTGACCTGTGGATAGTGCAGTGTTTAGGCTTGTACCGCTTGAAGCACGAAAGTTAACAGTCCAATTAGCACTTGCATTACTTGTGTAGTACAGGACTGATTGAGTGGTAATGTCGTAGTTGATAGTTCCAGTAGCCGCAGTAGCTGATACTGTAGCTACCTCTGCTGCATCATTTAAAACAATGGCAATGGCAGAGGAAGAGCCAGAGAAAGTATTTGTGCCAGTAAAGGTTTGTGTCCCTGCAAGCGATACATCACCAGGAGCCGCAAAGCCCAATGCTCCAGATCCGTTTGTCTTCAGAACATAGTTAGCTGTAGAGTCGGTAGTAGGTAGGGTAAAAGCAGTTACAAAGCTCTGTAGATTAGCATCGTATGCCAATACATCTGTACCAACCGCTACTCCAAGAGCAGTCCTTGCGGCTGATGCAGTAGCACCACCTGTACCACCTTTGGTAACTTTTAAAACTGGACCAGCATCAAACAACGCATCAATAGAGTCCAGATCAGTATTGATCTTTGTACCCCATGTGTCTGTGGATGCGCCAACTTCTGGCTTTGTTAAGCCTAGATTTGTGGTGGTTGTATCTGCCATGTTTTACCCCTAATAGTCTGAACTTTATACAGAAACTGTTGTCCAGATTTCGGACACATCTGATTCTGTTTCCCATTTCTTCCTAGCGTTAATCACAACACTAGAAGTATCATTAATTGCTGCTGAAAAATGCTGTATGCGGTTATATTGAATATCTAAACTACTTGTATCAATGATAAAAACAGCCCCAACAGCATCCAATCCACCCGCAGCGGTCATTACAGATGTGTCAACAATTACAACACCTGCACTCGCTATCTTTACCGCATCTACAGATACTGTACTGCTTGAGAAAATCTCAAACTGAGCATCTTTTATCTTTTCACCGCTAACAACTACAGTTGAGGCATCAACAATCGCAAGCTCACCTAAGTAAGCTCCAAAGGAGTATCTACCCCCACTGTAGTCGCCACGCCCGTAAGCAGCCATCTTATGCCAATGTTATAGACAAGCTAGAAGCAGGAATGCGGAAAATGTCTCCATCATTAATTGCTTTAGATGTTGTCAATGGCGCCCAAGCAAGCAAAGTTCCACCAGTTGAAGCAGTATAAATACCTGCCCAACCAATAGTCCCCCAATTTCCACCAGAGGCAGCGGCAAACTCAATTGCGGCAGCGTTAGTAAATGTAGTTGCTGTACCGCTACCAGAGATAGTTCCAGCAGATACACGGGCATAACCATTGCCAGTTACTTCTGTACCACCACCAGTATCACTAGGTGCGGCAGTAAATAATCCAACATACCAAGCAGTAGGACGAGTAACAGCACCAGTATTAAACAAATACGTTAGTGCAAGATTTTCTGTGTAGTCTGTAAAAGATGACATTTATTACCCCAAAGATCGGGCACGAACAAGAGGAGTAGAAGAAACAGATGCCCTTTGATCTGCAACTTCTATGTCGCCCAAGGAGTTGGTATATAACTGACCCCATGTGGCAAGACGTTCATCGTCTTTCAAATATGGTGATGCTTCTAATAGCGCACCATATAAGTACAAGTCTGGGGCATAAGCCAGAAGCCAGTTGCTTGTGTTTGTATCACTCAGCGCAGGAATCTTAGCATAATATGTAAGTTCTGCGCTATATGTAGTATCAGGAGTAGGTATAAATTCTAATTGGCTACCAGTAATTGTGTAATAAACTGGTTGTCCAACAGTAACATATCTTTGTGCTTTTAGTTCATCACCTTGAGCCTCAGTAACAAACTGTAGTCTCACAATGGGATTGGTGTTTAATTGGAACTCTTTAGCTTGTAGCCAATCAGCAGGGTATGCAAAGAATGAAGTTTCAATCTGTCCTTCAGCACGCTTAATCATCTGGCGTGTACGCAACTTGCGGTTGAATTTAGCTTCTGCAATAGTAATAAAGCTTGGGATAATAGCCGTCAGATCATCCCGATTAAGATAATCCGCTATTGTTGCTTTAAGTCCTGCAAAAGTATCAAGTGCCATTTTCTACATCCCTACACGCTAGTGTATGCTCATGTTTGAACTCAAATGTTCCAATATGGAAGATCTCTTTTGAAAGATCTTGATCCACATATGTTTTATGCCCATTCTGGGCGGCTCTACGGCAAAACCATACATCTTCACCAATGTAGTCTTCCGCAGCGGGAACCCAAGGGATAGCAAACCAAGGATATTCCATAGATTTATAGACTTCGGATTTAACGAGCATTACACCCATTCCGCAGTAGTCTACATCAACAAGTCCTGTTGAATCGTCATCAGTATATACCCGATTTATAAAAGTTGCATCCATATCTGGGGTATTTTTTTTCACCGCAATAGGTTCTGTCGGGAATCTACGCTTGGCATAGTTTCCACAGACAATACCTGTATCATGTTTTAATAAGCGAATAATAGAATCCTTTGGGAATCTCATATCGCTATCTAACCATAGGGTATGCGTACATTCAGCCGCTACTGCATCCCTAGCCAAATCCTGACGTTGTGCTGACAACAATGTTCCAGAGCTAGTGTAGATCACCACTTTGTGATTTGTTGTACCTACAGTAAATCCAACTAGCCTAGC